GCTACAACTAAAGGTGGACTAGAAGGTGCACACATTAGATGTAGAGCAGTTGATGGTTTAATTTGGCAGATCAATGCAGAGTTAATCGGTAATGGTACATTTGCTCAACCTTGGAGCTAATAAATAATTAGTGGCTCCTTCGGGAGCCACATAAAGGAGAGTTATGAGTTTTAAAACTGATATACAAGCTACAAGATCTTCAGCTGCTGCAGGAGCTTCTGCTATTATTGCTCAACCGATTAGATTAAGAGGAATAATAATTGCTTCAAGCGGAGGTGGTGCAGGAGAGTTAGAGTTAACTACTACATCTAACACAGGAACAACTATGTTTTATGCTGATGTTCCATCAGGTGATGTTATTAATTTTAATTTTCCAGAAGATGGTATTTTGTTTCCAAAAGGTATTTTTTGTAAAACAAAAACACATGTTACAGCTTATACTTTGTTAACAGATAAATATTCTGGACCTAATTTAACAACAAGTAATAAATAATTATGAGTGGTGGTGGTTCATTCTCAAGTGATCAGTCGGTAGCACACGCTACAGGGACTGTTCAAATGGTTCCGACAACTAAGAGAGCGAGACTTACATCTATTCAAGGAAAAGGTAATAGTGCAAGTGGTTCTGTTATTTTTAGAACTGGAGGAGCCACTGGCACAATCATCGCAACATTTTTATTTGGAGAAGAGGGTTTAGATATGTACATTCCTGGATCTGGTATTTTTTTTAAAGAAGGAATTCATGCAACAATAGCTGGTACTGCCGGTGTAACAATAACATTTACATAATATGTCAAACGCAAAAAAAATTACCTATGCACCTTATCTTTTAAAAGAAAAAACTACATCAGGTCAAACTAATATAGATAAAAAAGGTGCTGGCATGAACATTTATTCTGGATTTGGTAATCTTGGAATTGATTATACTAAATCAACACAAACAACTGGATCTAACGTATTTAAACAAAATCAAAAAAGTATCAATTACAGCAAAGATGTTAATGTAGGAAAAAAAGGTAACAAGAAAATTAGAGTTGAAGCAAACATTGGTAAAACATCAAACAAGGGTTATGATGATGTTACAACAAAAGGTGGAAAAATCACATTTGTTATGACTAAAAAAAGAGGTGGTGATGTTATGCCAGCCAGAAACAAAAAGAATTTTAGATCTACAAAAAGTGGTGCTGGAATGACACGAGCAGGTGTTGCTGCATATCGTAGAGCTAATCCTGGATCAAAATTAAAAACAGCAGTGACTGGTAAAGTAAAACCAGGATCAAAAGCTGCCAAAAGACGTAAGTCTTTTTGTGCGAGATCAGCAGGGCAAATGAAGAAGTTTCCAAAAGCTGCTGCAAATCCTAACTCAAGACTAAGACAAGCGAGAAGAAGATGGAAGTGCTAAACTGCACATTATGTCTACACCCTTGTCATTGCAAAGGAGTAGGTCAATATGTTAACACTAACCAATGTATCGGAAATGATTGTGATTGTAGAGATTGCACACATCCGATTATAGAGGAGGATAAAGATATGGCAAAAAAAATAATGAATTGGGTATGGAAAGTCATTTGTTGGCCAGGTAGAAAAGTAAAAGATTGGCTGTGGACAAAATAATTTATGACTAGACCACTAAAAATATCAGAGGAGGCAGCCGTGCAAATGCCAATGAAAACGGTTGCCTCTTTAATTATTATGGTGGCTGTTGGCACTTGGGCTTATTTTGGTAT